TGTCATTGCAGATGCCGCTGGGAAGAATCTGAAAGACCTTCTGGACACGATGGCGACCCTTCCTGGCCGCACTAGGAACATCACAGAGCGCGTGATTCAAAGCCGACAAGCTACCCGTGGTGGGCGCTTGGAAGGTGCGTCTAGAAGCGCGATGGGGGTTGGTGGTGAAGGGCTAGGAGCAACTGTAGAGGGTTTAATTACAAAACGCACAGCCGACTCCTCTCCGTTCTATCGACAGCTAGACCAGATGGTTGTGAGCGCCGATGATGACTTGGCTGGAATCTTGAATTCGGCTAGGGAACTCGGTGCTTTCAACATGGCGACAAGAATCGCCAAGGCCGAGCAGCGCCCGTTTAGTCTGAAGAAGATTGAGCCTGGCACAGAAGCGTCAATGGTTGATTTGAACTATGTCAAGCAAGGCATAGATCAACTTTTGACCACCAATCAAGCGGTTGATGCTCGCGGGAAAATGACGCCGTTTGGACGGTCTTTGGTTGGGCTACAGAATCGCCTGCTCGCAAGACTTGATGATGCGACCATTGATCCTGATACTGGAGCCTCTGTTTATGCTCAGGCTCGGAGTGCATTCGCTGGCCCGACAAGAATGATTGAGTCGGCAGAGTTTGGCCGTACGGTTCTGAATCGCAGTCCTGATGAGATTCGATCTGAACTCAGGCGCATGGGTGATTCTGAGCTTCAGGCTTTCCGAGTCGGCGCTCAGGAAAATCTCAAGATGATGGCAGGAACACGCGCAGGGCAGAACAAGCTGCTCAATATGTGGGTTGAGCCTGATACACAAGCCAAGTTGAAAGAAGTTTTCCCGAGCGAACGGGCTTATCGAGAGTTTGTTTCTCGAGTGACAGCCGAGCGCCGGATGAAAGAACTTGAGGCTTCTGGGCGTGGTTCTCAAACCGCATCTAGGGAAGCCAGGATGGAGGATGTGGCTGCATCTCAACTTCAGGATACAGTCAATCTTGCCGCCGCCGCCAAGTCAATGGATGTTGGTACGCTGCTGAATATGATAACCAGCGGTATGCGTAGGACTGCGGTTCCTGAGCCTGTTCGAGATGAAATCGGGCGAATCCTATTGAGTCGCGCTCAAAGCGGTGATGAAATCCGAATGATTCGTGAAGCGATGGAAAGAATGCGCCGACAGCAACAAGTCCAAACCTCGACCAGCGGTGTAGTTGGGGGCCAATTCCAATCGGTTGCCGATCCGTTTGTTGAGACTCTTAAGTCTCTCCTTCAGTAAGGAATAAACCATGCCACGCGCAAAAATCTCAGAGTTTTCAACCACCCCCGGTGACAACACCGACATCGACGGAATCAACATAGCTGAGGGCTGCGCCCCGAGTGGTATCAACGATGCCATTCGTGAGCTTATGGCCCAGCTCAAGGACTTCCAGTCTGGCGCTGCTGGTGACAACATCACCGTGGTTGGAACGCTCGCGGCCAAGGGTACTTCATCCTCTGGGGCTGATCTAAAGCTGTACGAGGACACCGACAACGGCACGAACTATGTCGGCTTCATCGCTCCTGCTTCCATCGCTTCTAACGTCCAATGGACGCTTCCGAGTGCTGATGGATCGTCTGGTCAAGCACTCCAAACAAACGGCTCTGGAACGCTCTCCTTTGCGACTCTGGGCATCTCTGCGGGTGGTACAGGTCAAACCACGGCCAACGCTGCTTTTAACGCTCTAGCGCCCTCCCAGACCTCGAATGCTGGTCGGTATCTAAAGACTGACGGAACGAACACTTCCTGGGACTTGCTGGATATCTCCACAGCAGACATCACGGGAACTCTGCCTGTCGCCAACGGTGGTACGGGCATCACCTCATTCGGCACGGGTGTAGCGACTGCTCTGGGCATCAACGTCGGTTCTTCCGGCGCTTTCGTGACCAACGGTGGCGCTCTCGGCACTCCATCGTCCGGAACTGTCACGAACCTGACTGGCACGGCATCGATCAACATCAACGGCACTGTCGGTGCTACGACTCCTAACACGGGATCGTTCACCACCCTGACCACTTCCTCGACGGTCACGATCAACGGAGGAACCGCCAACGGCGTGGCCTACCTCAATGGGTCAAAGGTGCTGACCACGGGGAGTGCGCTGACGTTTGATGGGACGAATTTGGGAATTGGCGGCGCCGCATCAATGTATTGGTCTGGCTCAAACAAAGGCCTTGCAATCGCCGGAACAACCAATGGCGCAGAAATTGATCTGAAGATTAGCGGAGGTACTAGCACATCGTATTTGCTTCAGGACGTAGCCAGCGCTCTCCGTCTCGGTAATCAAGGCAATTTCCCAATCATTTTTCTTATCAGCGACACCGAACAAATGCGCCTGACCTCTACCGGGTTGGGCATTGGGACGAGTTCGCCTGCTTTTAAACTGCAAGTCGCAGGCGCTGGCAGTCAGTTTGCTCTTGTGTCCACAACAGACACGACCAGCACTACCGGCATTCTGTTTGGTGACTCCGCAAGCAACACGGTTGGTCGGATTGAGTATGTGCACTCCGACAACGGAATGCGCTTCTTTACCAACGGCAGTACGCAAGCCACCCTCGACTCCTCCGGCAACCTCGGTCTAGGGGTGACGCCGAGTGCTTGGAACAGCGTCTATAAGGTCATCGACCTCAACAATCGAGGTCTTGCACTTGCGGGCGGCGATCAGTCTTATGCAATCGCTCTGAACGCCTACTACGACAGCGGAAATCAGTGGCGGTACAAAGGTACGTCTGTATACGGCGTCACAAGATACGAGACCTTTGACGGAGCACACCAATGGTACACCGCCCCCTCCGGTACCGCAGGAAACGCCATTACCTTCACGCAGGCGCTAACACTCAACGCTAATGGCGCTCTTGTCCTGCAAGGCGGCAACACATCTGCAAGCGGTGTTGGTGTTGCCTTCCCTGCCACGCAGTCTGCATCGTCTGACGCGAACACGTTGGATGATTATGAGGAGGGGACGTTTACTCCGACCATTACTCTTGGTGGCGGGTCAGTAACTTACACAACGCAAACGGGTTCGTACACCAAAGTCGGCCGTTTGGTCACGGTGCAAATAAGAATCGTCGTGAACGTGGCGACAACCCCAAGCGGCACAGTTGAAATTAAATCCCTGCCATTTACTATTGCAGCAACTGCAAAGGGCGCTATTTCAATTGGTGTTTCTTCTGCCACAGCATCGGCTACTACAACATGGATTGGAGAGCCAACAGCAAGCGATACGGCTATTAGGTTGTTTACCTATGCGGCGGGGACAGTAACAAACCCAGGCGCTTATATTCAAAACGGGACGCTAATTAATGTTACGTCTTCTTTTGAGGTTTAAAGAATTTAATCAAAGGAGGCCATGATGGCAACTTATACCGAAGTCACCTACATCAGCGAATTCAACATCCAACCCAACGGGTGCATCGGGGTTCGCAAAAGCACCGATGTCCTGAAGAATGGTGTTGTCATCTCGACGACCTATTGGCGCATAGTCCTCTCACCCAACGACCCGCAGGCATCCACGGTACTTGATGAGGCTTACTACCTCAACATCGCCAATTACGCTTGGAGCCAACCGTCGCCCCAACCGTATGACCCGAATCCTCCTCAGCAATGACACCAGATCAGGTTCATCAGTTGTTTGAGTACCGCGATGGGCGTTTGCACCATCGCAAGGCAAGCCGTGGCCGCAAGGTTGGTGATGCTGCTGGGTGCATCAACGGCACGGGCTATCGGCGCATAGGGATTGGTGGGAGGTATTACACCGAACACGCCTTGGTGTTCTTGATGTTCCACGGCTATGTTCCCAAGGAAATCGACCACATCAATGGTGACCGCGCAGACAATCGCATTGAGAACTTGCGTTCAGTCACCCGCAGCCAGAACCAATACAACAAGCGCCCACAGCGTAATGTGTCCGGCTATCGCGGCGTGACCTGGCACAAGAAAACAGGCAAGTGGGCGGTGCGGGTTGGCCTAAACAACAAGAACAAGTCGCTCGGCTACTACGATGATCTTGAGTTGGCTGCGCTGGTAGCTGAAGAAGGCCGCAGCCTGCACTACGGACAGTTTGCATACTGCGCTCAAGGCGCAACTTGAAGCCAAGTAAGAAAGGAACTGAAATGAACATCATCATCAACCAAATGGATCGCTTGTCCGTAGACGGATTCGTGACCGTGGTTCACTGGACTGTTACCAAGACCTCTGGTGAATTTACTGCTTCTCAGTACGGCACTGAGTCGTTCACCGAGGAAGGCACTTTCAAGCCTTTCGCTGAACTGACTGAGGCTGACGTACAGGGCTGGCTCACGACCCGCTGGGGTGCTGACGGAATGGCTGCTAAGGAAGCTGCTCTGGATCAGCAACTGCAAGACATGGCCAACCCTCCTGTGGTGTCGGGACTGCCCTGGTAAATGGGCAAGCCGCTGGCCCTTGACAGCGGTAAATGGAGAACACGATGGGAAACAACAAAGCCCCCCAAGTGACGATCGATGGACAAGAATACGACCTGGAGACCTTCTCTCAAGAGGAGAAGATGCTTCTAGAGCATTGCGTTGACCTGGATCGCAAGATGAACTCTTGCCAGTTCCAGCTAGACCAATTGAGGGTGGGGAAGGAGGCATTCCTTTCCATGCTTAAACAATCATTGGGGAAAGATGATGGTGAGCGAGGTGGAAGCTCGGCTGAACACGCATGAAGCGGTAAAAAGTGGCCCGGCTTTATTTGTTGGAGTGGAATTTACTAAAGAACTTGTTAGTAAATACATTTCTTATGATCCCGAAACAGGAGCATTTACAAGAATAAAAAAGTCCGGGCCAAAAAAAGCTGGCGATATTGTTGGTTGTGTTGCTGGAAAATATTTACAAATTAATATTTGCGGGAAAAGACTGCGCGGGCATCAACTTGCGTGGCTCTTTGTTCACGGCAGACTTCCAAAGCTGATTGACCACATCAATGGAGATGGCCTTGATAACAGGATTTGCAATTTAAGAGAAGTTAGCCAAAAAGAAAACATACACAATTTTAGAAAATTACCAAGCCATAACACAACTGGATTTCTTGGTGTTTCATATTACAAGGCTGGAAAAAAATTCTCATCACATATTAATCTAAATGGAAAAAAAATTCATTTAGGTTACTTCAGTAGTCCGGATGTTGCTCATCAGGCGTATTTGGACGCTAAGAGAAAACTTCATTCTACTTGCACGATATGAAGATGATCACAGAAACAGATGCCCGCTTGTCAAGTCATGAACTGCTTTGCGCTGAGCGATATGCCGGGATCAATGCGCGACTTAAACGGCTAGAGAAGATTCTTCTCTCTAGTGCCGGAGCAATCATTCTCATCCTGTTGGGATTGGTTGTTAAGCTGTGATCGATCCTCTAACGGCCATAGCTGCTGTATCGTCAGCGGTTAACCTAATCAAGAAGGCATCCAAGGCTGTCGACGATGTTCGCAGTCTTGGGCCTCTTCTTGGTAAATATTTCGATGCCAAACACGAGGCAACGAAGGCTGTAGCCCAGGCTAAAAAGAAGGGCGGTTCCAACATGGGGATGGCGATCCAGGCCGAACTCCAGTTGATGCAGCAAAAGCAGTTCGAAGACGAACTGAAGATGATGTTCTTCACCACCGGAAATGCTGATGTTTGGGAAAACATCCAAATCCGTGTGGCTCAGATGAACCGAGATGATGCGCTCGAGGCCAAGCGGGAGAAGGAAGCCGCAGCCCGTCGAAAGAAACAGATCGCTCAAATGATTGAGGCCACCATTGGGGCGACGATCATCGTTATAGCACTTGGTGCTATGGCATACATGGCTTATCTAGGATGGGGCCATTGCAAGTCTTCTAAGGAGTGTGGATTTTGAGAGTCCTGCCGAACACAATGTCTCGCTCTGAGAGAGAGGCGTATGTCAAACAATGGGCTGCGATCACGATCTCTATCTTTGCGCTGATCCTGGCCGTGAATGGGATGTTTGGTGGGTCTAACTCCTCCAAAGTCCTGAACAACACGATCCAGGCCAATAACTATTGGGCGTGGTATCAAGCCAAGAATGTCAGGGCAACGATCTATGAGACCTCTGGAGCCTCGGAGAAGGAAGCAAAGCAACGAGCCGACATGGAGGAGATATCTGAGAAGGCTCGGGCTGCTGAGGCTGCGCGTGACCTCGCCAAGACACGGAGTCCCTGGTTCTCGTATGCGGGTATGGCGCTCCAGCTCTCCATTGTTCTCTCATCTGCTGCGATTCTTGCAGTAATGGTTCAACTTCTGTGGGTGAGTGTTCTGGTCGGTGGGCTCGGAACCTCTCTCATGGTTTACGCGATGGTGATCTGATGCTGTCTCTACTTTCTACACTTGGTGGCCTGCTGATCTCTGGCCTTCCCAAGCTCTTAGAGTTCTTCCAAAACAAGTCCGACCAGGCCCACGAGCGGGAACTGGCAAAACTTGCCACGGAGAGAGACCTCCAGATGGCGGCGCAGGGATTCGCTGCCCAGGCGCGTATCGAAGAGATGCGTACCGAGCAAGTCGCTCTAGAGACTGACGCCAAGATGACCGAGGCGGCTCTGAAGCACGATGAGAAGATCATCGAAAAGGCTTCCAAGTGGCTCGTGAACTACATTGGCTCCGTCAGGCCCACGATCACTTACATCTTTGTTCTTGAGCTGGTTGCAATCAATGGGGTGATTGCCTGGTACTCATTCACTCAGCCAGACCTCATCAATAGCATTGATGATCTTCTCCGCATCACCGAGGTGATTTTTACGGAGGAGGAGATGGTTCTGCTCAGCGGGATTATTTCGTACTGGTTCGGATCTAGAAGCTGGAATAAGAAGTGAAGGTATCTGAGGCTGGCATTGAGTTGATGCACCACTTTGAGGGCTACAGGAATCGCCCTTACAGATGCAGCGCAGGCATTTGGACTGTTGGCTGGGGTCATGCGATGTATGACCAGCAGCTCGCATTGCCGAATGTTCGCAAAGAAGGCTATACAGGGATGATCCGAGATGACTACCCTTTACGCGCAGAAGACAGTCGCATCTGGTCGAAGGAAGAATTGGTTGAGATTTTCAAGGCTGACCTCGTGCGTTTTGAACGCGCTGTTTTACGACTTATTCCCGGCATATCTGGGCGTCAAGGCTGCTTTGATGCTTTGGTCTCTCTGGCCTATAACATAGGAAGCGGCAATCTTCAGCGCAGCCAGATTCGCATCAAGGCCAATCGCGGAGAGTGGCAGCAGGCCGCAGATCATCTAATGGACTGGACTAAGGGCGGCGGCAGGGTTTTACCCGGCCTGGTTAAACGCAGGAAAGCGGAAAGAGAGCTTTTCCTCTCAAGCCTATAGGTGATGTATGGCAAAACATCAGAATGTCCCTACCGTAGTCCAGGCAGAGCAATTCGATGATTTTGTCAAGCAATGGCAGGACTTGCTGGGCCTGCACCGATGGCGAATAGAGCGCGGCCAGAAACAGGCCAAAGATGCAATGGCATCAGTCGAGTTCAACGACGATGCGAAGCTAGCGACTTACCGCTTAGGGGATTTCGGTGCAACGCCGATAAACAATAAGTCCCTATCCCAGACAGCACTCCACGAGGTGCTCCATGTTTTCCTCCATGAGTTGATCGCCATCGCACAAGACCGTGGCGCTACCCCGGAGCAGTTGGACGCTGCTGAACACGGGGTTATCAACGTACTTGAGTCGGTCTTGTTCAGGGAACATGATGGGGCATCCTAGTAAAAAGCGCGATGAGCAGTTCATTGCGGCCTGGCAGTCCTCTGGAGGCTCTCCTATTCGCTTGAGTGAGCAACTGGGCCTTAGCCTGAGAGCCATTTATTTACGCAGAGACGCAATCGAAAAGCGGCATGGCATTGCTCTAGTCGCAAGCAGTCCAAAGGCTCTGAAGCACGATCCAATGGCCCTGCGAGCGATTATGTCCTCAAGGCGGGATGTCAACCGTCTAGAAATCCATGATGGGGTGGTCTTGGTGGGATCGGATGCCCACTACTCTCCTGGAGTGGTTCCTATCGCCCATAAAGCCCTGTGCAACCTCATCACCGAAATGGGCAGGGAGGTCAAGGCTGTCGTTCTCAATGGAGACATCCTGGACGGGGGTAGCATCAGCCGCCATCCTCGGATCAGATGGAAGCAAGTCCCAACCGTCAAGCAGGAGCTTGATGCCGTCATAGAGCGAACTGGCGACATCGAACGGGCAATCATTCCAGGCACACACCTATTCAGAACCTACGGGAACCATTGCGCCAGGTTTGAATCGAGGCTGTCTTCTATGGCTCCTCAATATGAGGGTGTTGCGGGGTTTACCCTAAGAGACCACTTGCCTCAATGGATGGACTCAGACCGCATCGATGTTAACGACGATATGGTCATCATCCATGACTGGCACGCCGGGATTCACTCGGGATGGAACGATGTATTAAAGGGCGGCTGTCATACAGTCACCGGACACACCCATGAGCTAGGCTGCAAAGCACATAAAGGCTTTAAGGGAACGCATTACGGCATCAAGACCGGAATGCTAGCCGATGACGATCAGCAAGAATTCGATTACAGACTCGGTAAGCCTGGGCTAAACTGGCAATCAGGATTCGCGGTGTTGACCTGGAAGGGGGGAACTTTGCTCCATCCAGAGTTCTGTGCAGTCCGGGATGATGGGAAGGCGTACTTCAGGGGGCGGCTTTTTGCCGATTGACCATGACCGAAAAGCTGAAACTCGAGTTCGCTCCTGGGTGCTTTGACGACTTCGACGGAACCCAGGAAGAGCTGCAAGAAATGATCGCCCAGCTCCACAAGATGCTGGATGACGGCACGCTATTCGAGCATTCTCAGCCCGTATCTGAGGAAGAATCCCAAGCAATCCAGCGCAAGATAGCCGACAGATCATCTCGGCAATGAGTGGCTGGCTCATAGCCCTGACAGGCTGTATCTATGCCTGGATCGCTCTAGAGCAGGGACTGAAGGGAAATTGGCCTATGTGCGTGGTGTACGCAGGCTATTCCTTCAGCAATGTTGGGCTGTATCTTCTGGCTGAGAGCTAGCCTCGAACAGTCTTCCCTCTTGGCCGCACGGCCCCCTGGTGCGGTTGTCTATACAAGACCCGATCCCCTTACTTGCCTTGTAAGGGTTCTTGACGCAAGACATTGAGATGCTGGTGTACTGGCTGTGCTTGCGCGGCTCTTCTCTCAAGTGCTTGCATTGCTTGCAGAGTTCGCGGTCTTTGTCCCAGGTGTACTTCGGGAGCGTAAACATTTCAGGGGTACGGCTAGGTTAAAGACACTTGAGGTCTTGAGGATTGATTTCTTTCGGGCCTCGTACTCACGCTTTCTGGCGTTTGGGTCGGGCTTGGGCTTTCTAGCGTTCGGGCCTGCCCCGAGTTCGTAGAGTGCGCGAGGATACCTTCTTTGGTTCTTGTGGTCTGTGACCCAGCTCTTAATGTGTACAAGCTGTGGGCGCTTTCTGTTTTCTCTGATGAGCCTGAGCATCATTGAAGAGGCATGGTGAGCGCAAATGCCTAGTGCTTCTGAGATTTCTGCGCTAGTCATTGGCCCGTCTTTGAGAAGTTCTAATACCTTTTCGTTCTTCATTTCTTGAGGAAGCGGCCACACCTGGTGCAGCGGATACGGTTATTGGTCATGGTTCTGCGGTGGAGTCCAAAGAAGCAGAGGATTTTCATTTCTTCACCTTTGAAAGACGCTCTTCGTATTTTGCAAGCGCCCAGTTGTCCCCGAGAAGACGAAGCGACTTGACCCACTTTCTTTGGTAGGCCCGATTCACCTCTCTTGGGAGTTCTGGATTGTTCCAATGCTTTCTGACCATCGAAAGCAGTTTGATATTGAGCTTTGTTTTCATTTGGCCTCCGCAAGAACACACAAGATGCAAAAGATCACCCAATCAATGAATCTCATTCCTGCCCCCTTGCTCTGATGGCGGCAGAGGCTAGTTTTGGTGTGAATCCACAAACCATGCAGCCACCTTTATCGTTTTGAGAAAACTCGACTAGCGGTGGGGCGTCTTCAATCATCTGAGCTATTGCCTCACGCTCGGCTGCGGAAACAAGGGTTGCGAAGCGCAGGATGTTGTCTGCCTGAGACTCGTTGTTCTCAAACTCAGGTATGCCGCACTCCTCTGCCATGCGGATGATGTCGTCGCGGGTCATGCTTCACCACCTACCTTTGCCTTCTTCCGTTCGCGATAACGCCTATCACGCTCTCGTTTAAGGGTGCGCTCATGCTCCAACTTTTTATCTGAAGGACTAGATGGAACATATACCTCCCGATACCATTTGACAACGGTTGCCAATCGATAAAGCACTCTTGCTGGTTTCGTTAGGTATCTATGATCTTTACCATTAAAGATGGAACTTGGTGCGCCATCAGACTGCAACGCCCTTGTTAACGCTTGTCTCGATATATCAAGTGCTTCAGCTATTTCAGACACAGAATACAAAGGTTCACGATCTGCGCTTCCAATCGGTCGGCGCTTCATTTCACTAGGCGACCATTTCATTCCTGTGCCTTCCGATCTGCCTCGTCCTCAAGGCGATGTAGCGTCTTGGCGCTCAGAGCTTCTACCGGAAACTCCAATCCATTAATGGTCAGGCTAATGATCTTGGCGCGGCACTCTCCGACCTGAGCCTCGACCTCGACGGTGCAGTCACCGATGTAGGTTTCAAACTCCATTTTTGACTCCAATCACTCGGCGGTTGCGGCCAGATGCGCCAGGTTTCCTCATTCCTGTATCTACAAGAACTCCAAGGCGCATCAGAGGAGCGATCCTGGGTGTGATGCTCTGGAGGTCAATCCCAGTAGCTATGGCGATCTCCTCTGTGGTCATTGGGCCATTCGCGTTGATGACCTCAAACACCCTGCTCTCCAGGGTTGTGGTGTTGAGCTTCGCTGCCTCGTGTGAGGTGTCGGGATCGGTGTTTCGTGCTAGTCCACTCATTTCGGCTTCCTTTCGCTTAACGGACAGGCATATGATAAGCCACCTTATGCAGAGGTGGCCTAGTGATTACCCTTAAAAGGGCGTGTCGAAATCGTTTTGCTCTCGGTTGCGGCGAGGCTTATCGGACTTCTCTTCCTCGCGGGGAGGGTTCATGTAAGCCCAGCCGTTCCAACCGCCCTCGACATTAGGAGTGCAGTCCATCTTGAGCATGGGGCCGTTCTTGGTGTCGATGACCGATCCGATCTTCAGATAACGGCTCTTCTCCTGGCCTTCTTTGTTGGTGTACTTGCCAACAACCACGGAAATCTCATACATGACTTTGCTCATACTGTGCTTTCAATTGAGTTACGGTTGAATCGACTTCTGCCAGGAACTTGACGATCTCGGCTTCCATCTCTGCTATGAAACGATCGTCCCTCTCCACTCGAGCAACGAACATTTGCATACTCTCTGGCATCCTTGGGTCATAGACCACAAAGTCACACCACTTCTTGTCGGCACACTTCATCTGAAGCTGCATCTGTTTGTAGTATTCGCTTGGGATTTTCTTTGACAGGAGCTGGTCGATCATTGTTGCCGTTTCAGGGCACTTGATCTCCACCAACCCATCTCCGACAACTCCATCCGGTGATGCTCCGCACATCTCAATGGTCGGGTGAGGAATAAACCCCACCTCGGTCACCAAGACTCCTTTCAGAGCCTCGTATGCAGCCCTGGCCTCAGCCTCTGTCTGCACTCCCCACTCCATAGCGGCATTGGAGTAAGTCTTGGCGGGTTTGCCTGTGAGTCTCTCAACGACCAGTTGGGCCTTGTACTTGTCCCGTTCCGCTCCCCATCCAGTCTTGGTGCGTGCCAACACCTTGTAAACAGAGGATGCGGTGACCTTCCCAGCTCGCTGTTCGAACCATTCAGGAGACCTCTGGTCGGTCATTGTGAGACCTCATCGATCCACTTTGCCCACTCGATAGCGACTTTCTCATCTGTGGTGCGCTCACCGCCAGGAAGAACCCAACCCTCTTTGAAATACTGCATTTTTCCGTTCTGGGTTTCGGTTCCCCACAAGATGCGGCCCTTGCCGATCTGGATGTTGCGGAAGTCAAGGAACACCTTGAAGCCGTCTTCTTGGTTCTCTTTCATCATTTCTCAATCCTTTCCTAATGGACTTACATGATCTTGCGGATACAGCCTATCTATATCCGCTTGGTACTGCTCTAAAGCCTCGTGTGCCGTGTCCCACCACCAGCCTTGTGCCGCGGTGTCTTTGATGCTCAACAGCAGACACTCCAGCTCTAGAGCAAGTCTCTTGGCGTGAGCTGCGATCTGATGATCCTTTAACAAATCATCTATTCGCTGCTCAGTCATAGTATTCACTCCGAGCTTTAATCATTGCATCGGCAGTAATCCATGCCGTTGCCTCAATCCAGGACTGGCCCCGTTGAATGATCTGCTTCTCTAGCTTTGGATTTGCAAGCAATCCTTGTAACGCTGCGGCAGCGAAATAGTCCCTCATTGAGAGACCCTCGCACTCCTCAAGTGATCCACACTCAAGTGTTCGCTCTTGTGGGAATGCTGGCCCACCGTCCCAGGTTTTTTTCATTTCGCCGCCTCCTCAAGCCATTTTTTTGCTTGTAGTCTGAGCCTCTCGTGAATTGCTTTTTCAAAGCCTCGATTTCGCTCATCTTTCATAATGTTTAATGCTTTTCTTGCCATGTCTCTTAGTTCTTCGTCTTCACTAAGCGCAGCCCTCATGACTATCTGCTCATAGTGGTGAGCAATGACTACGGCATCCATGAAAGCAACACTACCCAAAAAGCAC